GCGATATGGTCGACCTTGAGGCGCTGCGGACCACGCTGGAACGGCAAGGGCAGGACGTGGTGCAAATGGCGGGACACTACATGACCACTGACCAGCATCCCCAAGGGCCGCACATCTTCAACTACCTGCATGCTGCCAATGCGGCGTTGAATCAAGCGTCCATGCTGCTGAACCACGCGCGGTCGTGGATTCCGCCGGACGAGGGAGACGACGATGACTGACATTCCACTGACTGAGCAGGTGGCGCGGGCGCTCTTGCCTGACGACCAGCATGACGTCTATGCCGACCAGGACTGGCCCAGCAACGTCTCGAAGGCGAAAGAGGTGATCGGGTTGGTGCTGGATGCCTTGATTGCCGATACGGCCTGGATGGATGCATGGGCCAGAGACCAGCGGCAACAGGAACGGATGAGCCAGACTCGACTGACCATCACCGACTGGCTTGAGTCTCACAAGGCGGAAGGGGCGGGCGATGAGTGAGTTTGACTACCCGACCGAGTGCGTTCGGAAATACGCCCACACGGTTGAGGGCACGGGCGAGCACCATGAGTTCAGCGTGCGGATTGAGGGGTATGACGCCCCTGCCATCGCGGCCATCGTGGACCAGACTGCGGACCCGTTGCTTGAGGCGCTACGGCGCGAGAAAGAGCCAGGCGTCTTCACGTCGGTTCCGGGGTCTCTGGAGATTGTGCGCAGTCGAATCATCAGGGCGTTGAAGGATGCCGGGTGTAGCGTGACCCAGTGGTCACACGTCATCGAAGTGAAGACGAACCGTCGCCCCGAGCATCGAGTGTTCGTGCCAACCCTTGACCCAGCCTGACCAGCCATAGCACGGCGAGAGAAGCGGCTCCTGCGGGGGTCGCTTCTCCTGTGCCCGGATCGGTAACGGCTGGGGCAATGTGCATCTTTTGCACATTGCCCCTCGTCGACTCTAGGCACGAATGCTTGCAACTTGTGCCTAGGATCAGTAACGCCTGGCCGCCCAACCAACCGTTCGGTCGTGTAAACTTGATGATAGCAATGAACGTTCGGGGTAGGCATCGGATGATCCATGGCAGACGGGATTACGCAAAATTACTCAAAAAAAGAGCGTGCTGCGGTCCTGGTCGCCGAGGATGAGCTGACCGACGAAGAGATCGCGGCCGCCGTTGGCGTGACCCGCAAGACTATACATAACTGGAAGCAACTGCCGGAGTTCGCCGATGCTGTCGATGAGCATGTGCGCGAGATTCAATCTGGCATGATGCGGCTCGCGATCGCCAAAAAATACAAGCGGGTGGCGCGCCTGAACGAGATGGAACAGCGACTCTGGCAGATCGTCGAAGAGCGTGCGTCCGACTATGCCGCCAAGGCGGTGGAGGCAATCGAAGACGATGCGTTCAGCTTTGACGACAACGGTGAGAGCGACGGTATCGCAAGGGTAGAGCGCACATCACCTCCAGGCGGCAGCACAGGATTTATCACCCGGACGTTGAAGCAGATCGGGGCGGGGAGTAGTGCTCAACTCATCGAAGAGTTCGGCGTAGGAACGGATGTCGTCCGCACCATCATGTCCCTCCACGAGCAGGCGGCCAAGGAACTCGGCCAGTGGTCCGAGAAGTCCGACGTGAACCTGGGTGGCTCACTCAAGCGTGAGTACGTGATCATCACCGAGGACGTGACCTGATGAACACAAGCGCCATGCCGAAGTGCCGAACGTGCAAGTGGTGGGAACGAGCCGCCGACGCTGAATCACCCCAGGGGGCCTGCTGGGCCATTGCCCCGAGCAAGAGCGCATTCATCGTTGAGTCGACGGATGCGGTGATCAGTACAGCCCAGGAAGAGGGCGTCAGATTCCTGACCGGTCCGGACTTTGGATGTGTCCAGCACGAACCGATGGACGTGACCTGATGGTGGCGGCCGTCCAGCGTGCAGCCAGCCCTGATCTGCGGATCGTGACCGAGATTCGGGGCGCACCGGCGCGGCTGTTCTCTCACAACGGCGGTGATGTCATCATCAGCGGCCCGATGGGCACCGGCAAAACGCGAGCAATCCTCGAATGGATACACCGCCGTTGTTCCACGGAGAAGATCCGTGTACTGCTGTTGCGCAAAACCCTCGAATCCCTCAAGGCCTCGGCACTGGTGACGTATCAAGAGCAAGTGCTGCACAACTTTGACGGCAAGACGTCTGAGGCTGACGGCGTCTCTTACTACGGCGGGTCCAACGTGCTGCCAGCAGAGTTCCGCTATGCCGTCACTGGCTCACGCGTGATTGTCGGCGGGCTGGATAAGGCGTCCAAGGTTCTCTCTACCGAGTACGACGTGATCTACATCAACGAGGTGACGGAACTCTCGCTTGATGAGTGGGAAAAGATCACAGGGCGAACCGACCGCCCAACGATGGACGATGGCAAGCCGGCCAATCTCGTTGTTGGCGACTGCAATCCCGATGCCCCGACGCATTGGATCAAGGTCAAAGAGCGGGACGGCGCGTTGCAGCTTTGGTACTCGGTCCATAAAGACAATCCCGCCATGTGGGACCGGAAGCGCAAGGAATGGACGGCTTCCGGAGAGCGCTATATCCAGCGTCTCCAGCGCATGACGGGTGTCCGGCGGGCGCGGAACCTCGAAGGCAAGTGGGTGGCTGCCGAGGGTCAGGTGTACGAGATGTGGGACATCTCGACACATCTGGTGGACCGGTTCGAGATTCCCGCAGATTGGCCGCGATTCTGGACCATCGACTTCGGCTTTGTGCATCCGTTTGTCTGGCAGTGGTGGGCGCAGGGCCCAGACGGTGCCCTATACCGCTATCGCGAGATTTACATGACGCGACGGCTCGTGGAGGACCACGCTGCGCTTGGCATGCGCTTGTCAGCCGACGAACCGAGGCCCTCCGCTGTGATCTGTGACCACGATGCTGAGGATCGTGCCACGCTCGAGCGAAAGACTGGCTACCGTACGTTGGCCGCGACAAAAACCGTCAAGGATGGGATTCAGGCGGTTGCTGGCCGCCTGAGGCCGGAAGAGAACGGACGCGCCCGTATTTACTTCTTGCGCGATTCGTTGGTGGAGCGAGACCGAGAACTCGCTGAGTCCGGGCATCCGACATGTACCGAGGAAGAATTCCCGGTTTACGTCTGGAGCGATGTGAAACCGGGCGCGGAGCGAAGGTCCGATGAGCAGCCCGTCAAGGAATTCGACCACGGTATGGATACAACGCGTTACACCGTGGCGCACTTCGACCTGCAGCGGCGCGTGAGCGTCAAGGAGACATTGACGGCATGGGCCTCAAAGACTTCGTAACCTCGTTTCGCGACATGCGACAGCGCAACCAGCAGGCCTACACCATCGAGCAGCGCTCGGCGGTGGCGCTTGCCGTCAATCCGTCGCTGGTAGGCAAGCCCCAGTGGCTGCCCCATAACCTCCGATCCTACGACCAGGCCGGATACAAGAAGGTCGCGCTGGTCTTCCGGTGCGCCCAGTACCTGGCCAACGCGGCTGGTGCGGCCCCCCTGAAGGTGATTGACCCCAAAGGCAAAGAGATCGACGATCATCCGCTCCTGTCGTTGCTGGACCGTCCGAACTTCGGCATGGGCGGGCAGCGCTTCCGGTCGTTTATTGCCCTCACCGCGGCGATTGCTGGCTACTGCGTGATCGAAAAGGAACGGGACCGGGCAGGGCGGGTGATCGGGCTCTGGCCCCTGCGCCCCGACCGCCTGCAGCCCGTGCTCCGCAATGACGGGCTCACCGACTGGGAGTACCGCGTGCCGGGCCACCTGACCCCGTACCGGTTGGCGGCCGAGGATGCCGTCACCCTGACCTTTGCCGACACCCTGGACGGCTCACCGCTCGGCATCGGCCCGTTGGAGGTCATCCTCGAAGAGGTGCAGATCAGTTCGGCCCTGACCGACTTCCTCAAGGTCTTCATGGACCGGGGTGCCCTGCCGCTCTACGTCATGATCCCCAGTGATGACCCGCAGGTGGCCGACCAGTGGCGTGATCAGGAGACCGTCTCCATCTGGAAAGAGATGTGGAACCAGCACTACGGCGGGTTGGGCTCGGCAACCGACCCGATGCCCATGGTGGGGATGAAGGACATCAAGCCGCTGGGCCTGAACTTCAACGAGCTGGCCTACCCCGAACTGAACAACCTGACCGATGCCCGCATCTGCGAGGCGTTCGGCATCCAGCCGATCCTGGTCGGCGCGCAGGTGGGTCTGGAACGGTCGACCTTCAGCAACTCGGCCGAGGCCCGGACGTCGTTCTACGAAGACACCATGACCTACCTCTGGGCGCGGATCGATGACGCCATCACCCGTCAGCTGCTGCCCGACTTTGAACTTGATCCCGGCTGGGAGATCGAGTTCGATACGAGCCGGATCCCGGCCCTGCAGGACAACGAGAACGAACGCTGGGAGCGCACCTCGGTGGCGTTCCAGAACGGCGAGATCAGCCGGCACATGTCGCAACGCCTGAAGGGCATCGACGTGCATGGCCCCGACGTCTTCCTGCAGGGTTTCAACCTGCTCGAGATCCCGAACACGACGGCCACCACCTCTCGCCGTAGTCGGGCCCGGATCGTCGACACCACGGCGCCGCTGCGTGCCCTGCCCGAGCCGCCATTCGAACGACGGGACGGCCGGCTCTACCGCAACGAGCGTGCCCTGACTCCCGCCCAGCGCGAGCAACGGAGCCGGGTGGAGGACACCACCAAACGTCAGATCAAGCTGCTGGCTGACCTGCTGGGACCGGAGGTCTCCACCTTCCTGCAGGGGCAGCGGGACCGGGTGCTGGCCGGCATCAGTGGGCGCGGTGAGGATGCGGCCCCGGAACTGCGGCTGGTCTACCTCAACCCCGACTGGCTGCAGGAAGACGACCTGTTGCGGCAGGTGTTCGCCGTCTGGTGGGAAGAACTGCAGGCGGTGGCGCTCAGGCAGGCGGAAGCGTTGCTCGGCACCGAGATCACCTGGACGGTCACCAACCCCTACATCACCGACCTGCAGGGCGTGCTGGCCCGGAGCATCGTCGGCATCAACGAGACGACGCGGAAGGCGATCGAAGAGATCGTCAAGGCCGAGATGCTGGAAGGCACGAGCCCGGCCAAGCTGGGGGACGCCATTCGCCATCTATTCGACGAGACCTACCGCAACCGGCATCTCACGATTGCCGCCACCGAATCGATGGTGGCCTATGGGGAGGCGTCACAGCTGGCCTACGAGGCAAGCGGGGTGGTGCAGGAGGTAGAGATTCTGGACAACAGCGAGCACACCGAAGAGTACGCCGGCGCGGCGGATGGTCTGACCTGTGCCCAGCGGAATAACTTGATCGTGCCG